AGAAGCTTTGGATCAAATAATTCTGGGAAGTCTTGCTTTAAATTATTAATTTGAGCATCTAAGCCTTTAATATTGAATTCTTCATCAAAATCCAAGGCATTAAAGTCTATATACTTAAGCAATCTATCGGAATTTGTTAAATTTAAGTCTGCAATGCTTTTCTTAACCTGATCTTTTAACAATCTTCCTGAATATTCAGCTATTTTTTGATCTTTTGAGTTTAAGTCGACTTCTAGGGCTTCCTTTTCTTCTCTAAAGCGCTTAGCATCTGATTTTGCCCGCTCCAAAGCATCCAAAACAGCCTTTGGGTCTTTAATCTCTATTGTTTCGTTATTTAATTGTTCTTGTGTTTCTGTTTGTTCCATTAGATCGTCCAATCTTCTAGATATCTACTCCATTTTGGCGTAATATATTTGTTGTATTTAGTCCTTGCTGAATTTGAGCGTTTTGAGTTGAGCTTGCAACAATTCTTTGAGCAATTTCAAGATCGTAGCCCATTTCTACTAGGATTTGTTCTAGAGGTACGCCAACTAAGCTTTTCTTAATAGCTACTTCCCATGCATCTAGGCTGTCCATAGTTTCTACGAACTCCCATGAAACTTCTACGTCAGTGATAATGCCATCAATCTTAAGCATAAATCTGAATAGATCTCTCCATGTGTTTCCAAATGCGTATTGACGGTCTTCGACCTTCTTTAGAAGTGGTCCTTCAGCTGTTCTTAACGCCTCTCCACTAGGTATATTACCAGTCTTTTCAAAATAATGCAAAGGTGTGCTTGTTAGCGAAGCCATTGCACGGATGAAATCCTTGACTGGTTCTGTAAATGTCTTTGGATCAGCAGGAGCAAATTGTCCAACTGAATTGACACCTTTAAGATACCAAAGCTCTCCTGGACCATTTTGTAGTGCTCCAAGGTTGTCTCTGGCTGTTGAATCATCATTGAAGTCTTCAATTTCTGCATCATTTCCACCAGATGATAGGGCATAACGCTGTGGTGCACCCTGATAATCAACTGTGTACATGTGAGTAGCAATTAATTTATTAATTGCATCTTGAGGACCCATTGCATCAGCATGTTCTGGTCTTCCGTACTGCTTTGTTGTGCGGAAATGGAATACTGGCACTTCATTCCATGGATTTGGCACAATTTCTACAAATTGGAAGTTTGAACCTGCTGTTAGGTTATCCAAATGACCATACATTGAATATTTTTCAATTCTATCTGCATAGTATAGGTTTAAATTAATTTGATTTTGTCCAGAAGATGTGGTTATCTGCCATAACTTTGTAGCAAATGACTTTTTACGTGGATTTTCTGGATCATAAATAATAGCTGTTGTCAATGGTGAGTTATAGTTAATTGTGATGGTTCCATCTTCTTCTGGCCATACAATTGCATAACAATCTCCATAAACAAGAGCCTTTCTGTGAATTTCTTCAGCATCTAGCTTTAGATCATTCTGTTCCCAGTATTGGTTAATCTTTTGATTAGCCGCTTCATCTGGGGTTGAAACTGTAGCAATTTCTAGTCTATTAAGGACCGCATCAATAACTGTGCGTGAGAAATTGAACTGATAGTCTACTTTATCTTTTCTAAATAGACGAGTCCATCTACGACTAGCAAAAATCTCTTCTTGATTTCCCTCATAGTATGCTTCAGCCTTTTTATAGTGTTCTCTGCTCTCAACAATGTGGTCGAGAGCTAATTTAATGTCTGACATTATCTGCTCCTTGCATAATTTATTTGTCTTGCACCAACTTTTACTGCCTTATTATCAAGGAAGTAAAGAACTCCTGATACTACGGCGTCAAGAACGTCGTCATGGCTTACCTTTGGGAAAGACCACATCTGTTCTTCTAGCGAAGGGAAGTGCTTTGTGTGTTTAACTTTGCCTTGTTGGTAGAAGTTCAAAGCTTTACCAGCACGTACCTGTTTAGAGATTTTTTGATGTTTTGATCTATATTTAGTAGGAATGCCTTTAAAAACATCCTTCCATAGATCTCCACCCTGGTTTGTCTCAACGTAGAGCACCCCAGGTTCGTATATTTCTACCAAGTCAGCTACTCTAGCGGCTAAATCGGAAGGAGATACCTTTAATTGCATTGCTTCACGAACATAAATAACTTCATTCCCCAATACATCTGTACCTCTTGACAATACAGCTACTCCTGTATAGTCAGAAACTTTATTTTTTGTAACAGCAGGGTCAACAGAAATAATCGTATTTCCATATTCTTCTGCCTCTTGTATAATTATATCTTCATTTGTCCAAAATGTACCGTCTGTATTGATAGGACGATTCATGTAGTTCTTTGCAAAATCTCTTAAATGCCTTTGGCTTACTAGCCAATCTAAAGGCCATTTCTCTGGCCATACTGATCTTTCAGACCCGTCATCATTTGGCAAGATAGCTGGATAGTAGTGAACTCTAACATTCTGCTCTTCAATCCATCCTAGGTCTTGGTCACGCTGGCCTTCTGAATATTTGCGGAATTGATCCATTACTGAGTTGGGCATGGTGGTGGTCCCAACGAAGATCATACGAGCATATATGTTCATAGGGGCTATATCGTCGAAGACGGTGTTTTTCTGTTGTCCTGCCTGATATTCTGAGTAATTCTTTTCACCCTTTTCGATATCATCAAGAATAATGAGGTCAGGGCGTTGGCCAAAGACCTTTTTACCAAGAGAGTTAGTGTCAATACCGTTAGCGTCGAATATAAAATCATTTGACTGAATAATACGCCAAGAGTTTGATGCAAGGGAACGCCCAGTTGAGCCGACAATTTTAGGTGTGCATAATTCTTTGTAATCTTGTCTAAGATAGTCATTTGTTTCCAATTCATTTTTAAATGTCATTAAGTGAGTCTCTGCCTGTGAAGCAGCATCAGAGAAAGCTGCAATAAATTTAACATGACCATGAGCGGCAGCCCACATAGGCAAAATAAGAAATATCCAAGTAGATTTACCACATTCTCTTGGAGCAATGAATGCATCTCTATGTTGCTTGGGGCGGGAAGGTGGATTAATCCATAGTTTGCCATATTCAGCTAGATCTGTATGAAATTCAGATAAAGTGAGTTCTCCAGCAGCATTTTTTAAATGATGTGGCAAATAGATTAAAGCAAAGAGCATAGGATCATATTTAGTTAGCTCTCTACGGCCTTCAGATAAGGCTAGGAGCTCTAATGGAACATCTTTAAAGTAATCTGATGCCTGCAATTATTTATCTTTCCTAGAGCCCTTAGAAGGCTTTTGAGGATATGTAGTTTCTCTACGTATCCCGTGTTTATTTTTATCTATTCTAACTTCAGGCTTTTTGTCTGACATATTCCTCCATTTAGTATCTCATTTTAATTTTATTCTAAATATTTATTTGATATAGCAAAAAAAAATTATATATATTTAATTTAGGACTGGGTACCCTATATGTATATCTATTTAATTTGATCAATATTGGCTAATTGATCTTTAACTATCTCATTTCTCATTTTAGCTTCATTCAATAGATCCATAATAGCCAAGTCAGATCCATCCTTAGATCTACTTTCATTAATAGCTGTACTCTTTCCTTCTACAAGGTTAATAGTCTGAATAGCCTTATGTATTGCATTCCCCAGCTTATTTATATCATCAGATGTTAAATTATCTTGGTATAACTGTTCTACTGATCTATCTATAATTGCTTGTGCAGCTATTACTTTCTCTTTATCTGTATAGAATACTCCTATGTTTCTAGCCATTTGAGCAAGAGTATTAATGGTAGGCATTTCTACTCCCCGCTTTTCATAGAAGGTTTTAGCTGTGTGATATGAGGCGGGATATCCCAAATGTCTCATTGCAGGAGAAATCCCCATCTCATTAGCTTGATTAATAAATTCTGTTATTTGTTCTTCTGTATATTTTGAATATCCCATAATATCTCCTTGTCTATATGTCGAATTGTCGACAAATTGACTTATCTATATATATCCCATATGGGGATATAACATTTTTATAACAATTTAGTATATATATTGACATTACGAACACACATTTGGTATCGTTACTATATAAATTACTAAACTATTCATTAAAATCCTAGTAAATCATCTATATCTGACTCAAGCTGATCATTTAGATCAAAAGCCATTGTCATATTTACTTCTTGATTATCATTAAAGAATATCAAGGTAAATCTTATCTTTCCATCCTTATACGTTACATCTCTAGCTATAGGTAGTAATGAGTATTGTTCTGGTTCCCGCCCGTTGTTGTATGACTCACTATATCCCATTGAGATTACCTCGTATAACTCTTTTAAACTAGTCATTGCAACAATGTAATTGTATCATCTTTAGTATCATTGTGCAATAAAAAACCCCTAGCTTGGACCGTACGAATTGGTATACCAGAGGCTAGGGGCGAGGTGATTAAATGCCTAACTACGTAATATTGAGCGATATTCTTAAGTTAGATTTTAAGTATAACAGAAAGCCCTTGAGTAGTCAAGTACCCAAGGGCCCTATTTCTATTTAGGAATTGACCAATGCCTGTAGGTCAATATTTATATCTTACCATATCTAAAAGCATTTCGCAATACTCTCTGGCAAGGCTTGCAATAGACATTTAATCCATCTATTGAGACAGTTCTTTTATTATATTGTGATCTTGGCTTTTCCATATTACATCTAGCACAAACCTTACTTTGTACTACTTTCTTGACTCCCTCTTGCTTCCGCTTCTCTTTATACTCCTGAGTATATTGAGATGTGCAGGATCTGCATCTTGCCTGTAAACCATGAACTCCTGCTTTATTCTTATTAAACTCAGCAAATGGCTTTTGTTCTTTGCAATAGCTACATCTTTTAACTGACATTATCTTCCATCCATCCTATTATTGACATTAGTCCTGTGCATTCTTCACACCTGCCCGCCAAAGCCGTTTCCTGGCCTTCTGGGACCATTTCTACGTTGTCGCAGGCCTGACAGCCATAAACGACCTTCATGGTCTCTGCTGGCCTCTGGCGGCCTTTATAGCCTCTGTAAGCTTGGCCAGCTCTAGATTAGCCAACCGCACTTCCTGCGTCAGGCGGTGCAATTGCTTTTCAATTATTTCAAGATCCCATTCTAATTGATTTGAATCAAGGTATCTATTAATCTTATTACTCCTAACTTTATAACAATTTGATAACTTTTTAAATTAGTACCCAAGTTACTACTTGACAACAGAATTTTTTCAAGGTATCGTTATATATACAATAGAGTTTATAAATACGTAGTATTGATTACTCTATATGTATAAGTTTCTAATATTTAATATATTAATATATTACAACCAATACTTTAAATAGTCAATAATGCTTAAGGTGTAG